GGGTAGCGGCGAAGGGCGGCTGGAAAAGATTGAGGCCTACGGCCTGAAGCCCCCTGCCCGCAAGGCTGGCGGTCGCATCTACCCGAAGATGCACGCTGGTGCCGGCAGCGGCGAAGGCCGCCTGGAGAAGATTGATGCTTACGGGCTTAAGCCGCCCCGCAAGTAAAAAATTGACGCTTACGGGTTGAAACCGCCCCGTAAGTAAGACCTTCGCGCGCTGACCCTCCGCACAGAGGCGCGCGAATGGGGCCGGGAAGGTGTCTCCTCTCCCACCTTCCCGGCCCGACAGTTATGGCGAGGGGCCAGATGAGAGGATCTGGACATGCTGACTAATGCAGCAATGTTTGAAAAAGAGATAAATCGACTCATTTCCGAAGAGATTGAGAGACTGAAGGAGTTGCTTGTAAGCACACCTATCACTCAAGCCGGAAATGGTAGTATAACATATGTGCAAGGTGCAATAATGGCACTTCGCGGTATGGATGACTTGATCGGAGAGGCGAAAATCCGATCTAGTCAGCACAATCGGTAGAGGAAAAACGATGCCCTTTATGACCATGGATCATACCAATGATCCGAAGGCCGGTATCCTGGAGGATATTGGCGATCTTTCGACCATTGAACTGTTTAACAATCAGGTTCTGGTCGCAATTTACGTGCGCCCGACAAAAACCAAGAGCGGGATTTACCTTCCTGACGCCACCGTGGCCGAGGATAAGATCCAGGGCAAGGTTGGGCTTGTGGTGAAGAAGGGGCCAATGGCCTTTGTCGATGCCAGCGAGCAGTGGTTCACCGATATTGAGGTGAATGAGGGCGACTGGGTGATTTTCCGCCCGTCTGACGGCTGGGGTATCACCATCAACAACCTGATGTGCCGCATTTTGGAAGATACGGCAGTGCGCGGCAAAATTACTGCGCCCGATCAGGTCTGGTAAGGAGAAAAATTCATGTCTGACGCCAAAGAAACCGAAGAAATTGAGGTTCAGGTTGATGAGCCTGTGGCCGAAACGCCTGATGTTGTCGTTGAAACTGAGGCAAAGCCGGTCATTTCCGCCGAAGATGGCGTGGAAGAACTGCGCCGCCGGCTAGAAGTTGAGCGCAAGGGCCGTGAAGAGGCTGAATATCGCGCTCATCAGGCTGCTTCGCAGGCCCAACAGGCCCGTAGCGAGGTGGATAGCTCTAATCTTCAGCTTGTTCGCACTGCCATCGACACGATGAAGCGCGAAGGGGATATCCTGAAGGCCAATTACAAGCAGGCGATGGCTGTTGGCGACTATGATAGCGCCGCCGAGTACCAGGAGGCTATGGCTGACGCCCGCGCCAAGCTGCTTCAGCTTGAAAATGGCATGTCTGCCATGGAGGCTCAGTCAAGGCAGCCTGTTCAACAGGTGCAGCATACGGATCCGGTTGAGCTAATGGCTTCTCAACTGTCTGCGCCTTCTGCTGCGTGGGTTCGGGCCCATCCTGAGTATGCCCGCACGCCTCGCCTAACCCAGAAGATGATTGCAGCGCACAATCTTGTGACCGCTGACGGCATTGCGTCTGATACGCCCGAGTATTTTGCTTCGGTCGAAAAGATTCTGGGTATTGGCGCGCCAGTGGTTGAGCAGGAATCCGCCCTGTCTTCTGCTTCCGCGCCGGCACAACGTCGATCGGCCCCTGCTGCTGCTCCTGTGTCTCGTTCTGGCACGGCAACTGGCACCCGGCCTAATGTTGTGAGGCTCAGTTCCGAAGAGCGTGAGATGGCTAGTATGATGGGCATGTCGCCCGAGGATTACGCGCGCAACAAGATTGCCTTGAAGCGCGAAGGCAAGTTGCACTGAGAAGGAAATAGAACATGGAAGCTCCTATTCGTGGCCGGCGTGGCCGCCCCCGTCGCATTCTCCCCGTTGATGCCGCTGAAGGCGAAGTTCTTGAGCAGGCTGTAGCGCCTGAGCAGGAGGCTGCTGTCTCTCGCCCGGCCATGCGCCCAGCTATGCGTGAGGAAGACCCTCGTGCAGCCGCCAGCCGCCGTGCTGCTGAGATTATGCAGCACCTGGGCGGCCTGGATGAGGGCACTGACGACTTCTACATCGAGCCCCACAAGATCCCTGATGGCTGGAGCTATGAGTGGAAGCGCAAGACCATCTACAACCAGGAAGACCCTGCGTATCAGGTCCAACTGGCACGCGCCGGCTGGGAGACTGTCCCTGCCAGCCGTCACCCTGAGATGATGCCGGCCAACGGCAATTATCACACCATCGAGCGTAAGGGCATGCAGCTTATGATGCGGCCCAAGGTGATCACCGAGCAATTCCGCAACATTGACCAGCGCAATGCCAAGGAGCAGGTGAAGCACAAGGAGGCGCAGCTTGGTTCAGCGCCTGAAGGTCAATTTGGGCGTGACCACGCCCAGGTAAAGCCGAAAATCAGCCGTGGTTATGAGCCCATGCCAATTCCGCAGGACTGATTGTTAAGAAAACCGGGTTTTCTTTACATAAGGGCAAGCCTTGTAAAAGGTTTGCCCTTTTCTTTTACAAAAAACACTGGCAATCATTATTCGCTTGGTCTTATAAGGCCAATATGTCCTTCCCCGGCGGAAGGGTAAAACGATGTCCCAGCCCTGAATCGCCCCGGCGTGCGATGATGCGCTTAGTATAAGGATCACAAACAGTGCCAAATACCAATGCACCGTTTGGCTTCCGGCAGTATCAGGGTGGGGCTGGTGGCGCACCGACCTTTGCTCAGACTGCCCGCCGTATTGCCGCTGGCAACACCACGGCCATCTATTATGGCGACCCGGTTATGCCGGTCGTCAGCACCGCCAACGGCTACATCACGCAGGCCTCGCCCGGCACGACCACGCTGGCCGGCATCTTCGTGGGTTGCAAGTATCTGTCCACCTCGCAGAAGCGCACCGTCTGGTCGAACTTCTGGCCCGGTGCAGACGCGACCGGCGATGTCGAAGCGTATGTGATTGATGACCCCAACACCCGCTTTGTGGTGCAGGGCAACAGCACCACGTTCAACATCAGCGGCACTCTCAGCACCTTCACCAGCAGCCCGATTGGTCAGTATGCCCAGTTCGCCATTGGCACGGGCAACTCCTCCACCGGCATTTCGGGTGCGTACCTGAACAGCCTGGGCACCACGGTCACCTTCCCGTTTGTTGTGGTCGATCTGATCACGCAGCCGCCCGGTGGTCCTGGCACTGATGTGAACTCCGCCTCTAACTGGGTGGTTGTTGGCTTCAACAATGAGTGGCTGCGCTCTAATGGCGCTGGCCCCACCGGCATCTCGTAAGGAGCAAGAACCATGGCTGTTAATCTTAGTGCCATTAAGGATCTTCTCCTGCCCGGCCTTCGCGGTGTCGAGGGCAAGTATGAGATGATCCCGTCGCAGTACGACAAGGTGTTCACCAAGCACGACTCGAAGATGGCCCTCGAGCGTACCGCCGAAATGCGGTACCTGGGCCTCGCGCAGTTGAAGACCGAAGGTGGTCAGACTGCATTCGACTCGGGCGCTGGTGAGCGTTTTGTGTACAACCAGGAACACACCGAAATCGCTCTGGGGTATGCTATCACCCGCAAGGCGATTGACGACAACCTGTACAAGACGCAGTTCCACCCGTCGAACCTCGGTCTGATCGAGTCCTTCCAGCAGACCAAGGAAATCTACGGCGCGAACGTGCTGAACACCGCCACGACCTACAATGCGTCGATTGGTGGTGACGGCAAGGCTCTGTGCGCCACCGACCACCCGATTGACGGTGGCACGGTTGCGAACCGCCCGACGACTGACGTTGACCTGAATGAAGCCACGCTGCTGAACGGCATGATCGCCGTTCGTACGAACTTCAAGGATCAGGCCGGCCTGAAGGTCTTCGCCCGCGCTCGCAAGCTGGTGGTTCCGCCCCAGCTTGAGCCGGTTGCTATCCGCCTGACCAAGACCGAACTGCGTCCTGGCACTGCCGACAATGATGTCAACGCAATCATGATGACCGCTGGCGGCCTGCCAGAGTCGTACATGGTGAACGACTTCCTCACGTCGAGCCGCGCTTGGTTCCTGCTCACGAACATTGATGGCCTCTCCTACATGGAGCGCATCAAGTTTGAGACGGATATGCAAGTCGATTTCGTCACGGATAACCTCCTGGTGAAGGGCTACGAGCGCTATTCGTTTGGGTATTATAATTTTCGGGCCATCTGGGGTAGCTTTCCAACCTAATGATTTAAAAGGGTTTTTGGAAAGCTCCATCCTGGAGTTGACAATCTTCCCCCTCTCTGGTTTACGGTTCAAACATAGTGAACCAGAGAGGGAAAAAATGAAGGGTAAAGCAAAGGTGCCTAGTTTTTCACACGAGCAAGTGCGGCAGGCGCTGGATTACAATCCAGCCACTGGCGCGTTTGTGTGGAAAATCAGCCCTGCCAAAAATGTGAAAGTAGGTAGCCGTGCTGGAGGTTCTGGCGGTGCCGGTGGGTATCGTTATATTCGTTTTAACGGCGAAGAAGTGACCGATGGGCGGCTTGCTTGGTTTTACATAAATGGTGAATGGCCTGATAGGCGCATCAGGTTTAAAAACGGCGATCAAACTGATTGCCGATATGAAAATCTGACGCTCTATAATGGAATTGGCGGCGAGTTTGACCATAAAACGCGCGAAGGTAGGTTAGCTTACAATCGCTCGTATAGGCAGGCTTCTCCTTTGCTTGAAAAAGCGCGGAGTTTACGAGCCAGTTTCAACCTTTCGTTGGAAGATTACAACAAGATGCTTGATGCTCAAGGAGGCAAGTGTGCTATTTGCCTTCAACCCGAAACGCAAAAGCGTGGTGGGAAGCTGAAAGCTCTGTCTGTGGATCACAGCCACATCACCGGAGCAATCCGGGGGCTGTTGTGTTCAGACTGCAACACCGGGATTGGTAAGCTGAAAGATAGCACGGAGATCCTCATGAACGCAGTTGAGTATCTGAAGCTGCATAGTGAGGGTAACCCGAACGTGACGCTCTCCACCTCTTCAACAGAAAGGAACCACTAAAATGGCGGCTACCCACTTTAGCGGCCCGGTTCTGTCTGGTGATCTTCAGCAGG